AGGGTCGTGTTATTGTTACGGTAAATATTACGCCGCCATTAGACACTGTGACAGGAAGTGCTGCGGCTTATTCTACTCGCCTTCTTAGAACGGCTTATGCGGGGTCTGCTATCCGTGTGCGCCGCTCAAATGACAACGCGGAATTGGATATTGGCTTTACATCTGGAAACCTAAACACCGCTGCTTTGCTTGCTCACTGCGGAGCAAATAGCGGATTTGTCGTCACATGGTATGACCAATCTGGCAATAACCGTAATTTAACACAATCCACAACGGCAGATCAGCCACGGATTGTTAATGCTGGCGCTTATGATAACGGCGTTAACTTTAATGCCAGCACTTTCAGCATGTCCGTTTCTGGTATTCCCGCAACGTATCGCGCTTCGGTAGTTGGTGCGCCACTAGGGTCTGGCGTGTGGCGTACTTTGTTGTGGGCCGCAACCTCTCAGCACCCATTTATTTTAAACGAAAGTAGCACTGCTGCTGGCGTTTTTAATGCAACATTGTTTTTTGGTGCTGGTTCTTTGACTTGGGGCGCTAGTGAGCTGGCAACCTTCTGGATTGATGGGGCGACATCAACCTTTGCTATTGGCAAAAATGGCGGAGCCACGTCATCAACGGGAACATCTCTTTTAAGCACAATTCCGGCGTCAATAGGAAACGTAGGTGGCGGTGGCGGTCAACAATTTGGCCTTGTTCGTGAGTTTGTATTTTTATCTGCTTCAGCAACAGCAGGTGACCGCCAATTCTTAGAACGCAATCAGGGTGCCTATTACGGTATCACAGTAGCCTAGCGCCGCTATCTTAAAGGGAAACCCGCATGACAGTATCCGAAATCATCGCTGATGCGCTAACTGACCTCGGCGTATTGGCTGCGGGTGAAGTTGTGACGGCTGCGGATGAGGCAACCTGCCTGCGTGCGTTCAAGAACATGATGCAATCAATGCCAGGCTTCGGCACGGGTCGCGACTTGACCGACGTGGTGGTTGATACCTCGCCCTATACGCCAAAGATGAATGAGCGGATTTTATGGACTGGCACGGGGTCGTTGACCTTAAACCTTCCTGCCTTGGTTGATGGCTATCAGCCTCACAATGGCGACCGCGTTGCTGTTACGTCAGGCGGGAATACGTTCTTTTATGTCTACATACCCTCCAGAGCCGTCTGGCTGTCCGTTCAAGACATTACAGGGGCAACTGATAGCCCGCTTGGCCCTGAGCATGATAAGGCGCTAACGGCCTTGCTTGCGGCTCGTGTGGCACGTCGGTTTGGTGTTCCTGTCACGGCAGACATCATGCGTGATGCGGCTTCTGCCTCTCGCGTCTTGGTTCGTTCAAAAGATCGTCGCCAAGTGTGGGACGATAACGCCGTTTTGAATTAAGGAAAGCAACGTGACAAGCAAAACAAACGCATGGGAAAACGCCCTTTTGTTGCTGACGTTCAACAACACGAACGCGGCAAACATTGGCGATGCAACGGGCTTGCGCGGATCGAGCGCGGCGGGTCAATTGTTCTTGTCCTTGCATAGTGCTGACCCGGGCGAGGCTGGCAACCAATCAACGTCTGAGATTTCCTATACGGGTTACGCTCGCATTGGCATCAACCGCGCTTCTGGTGCGGGCGGGTTTACGGTGACGGGCAATAGCGTTTCACCAGCGACGCAGCCGATTGACTTTGGTGCTTGCACGGCTGGCACGGCTACGGCCACCCATCTGGGCATTGGCACGGCTTCGACTGGAAGCGGCGTGCTTTTGTACATTGCCCCGCTGAGTGCTTCTATCTCTATCGCAGCGCCCAATGTGCCGCGTGTTGCAACGTTAACCGGCACTGAGGAGTAAATATGGCTGACAATGTTGGATACACTCCCGGCACTGGCGCAAAGGTTGCGGCTCGTGACGTTAGCTATTCGGGTGAGGCGGCACTTGCTCAAGCCGTTGGCTTAGTTACCTTCACGGGGCCAGATGACGCCAAGACCGCAACGGACGTATCGACAAGCAACCCTCTGCCTATCGCTGCCTATGGTGAGTTGGTCGAGGCTCTTGAAGCGATGCGGATGAGTATCAACTCGCTCGCCAAGTCTATTGGTTATGCGCTTCCCAACGCGCAAGGCTTTCCAATTATGGAAGTGCGGCAAGCAACTGCGGCTAACTTGAACGCCACGGTGGCGGGCTCACTAACAACGCTGGCGACCCTAACAAACCAAGCCCAGATCGGCGGCTTTGCGGCTAACGACCAAATCCCATCTCTCATGCACATGCAAGCTGACAACTTGCGTAGAAATATAGTGGTGACCTAATGCCTACTACAAACGGTAATCGCAAAATCCTCGATGCAAAGCGTTGGGAGTTTATGGCACCTGCGCTTACGGCGTCGGTGGCGGGGTCTATGATTGCTTCAAGCCGCCATTTCAGGCAGCAACAGCTTTACATCCCGTCCATCACACAAGCGGCAATCTATAACCCGTCCGAAGATGGCTGGATCAACATTCCATCGCCTGCTCTACCTGCTGCTGGTTTGGCGGCAGGTTCTGCTGCGGTGGCTGGGTCGTTTTCCACTGGGAACACGGTCGGCGCGGTATCGCTGACGGCTACGGCTGGCACGACTTCAACCATCACAACCAACCAACCATTAGCACGCGATCTGCGCGGGTATAAGGTTCACATTCTGGCTGGCCCTAACAACGGCGCAGTGCTGGACATCGTAAGCAACACAATCGGCACTAACGCAGTCATCACCGTTGCGGTGCAAGGTGTCGCCTTCTCCGCTTCGACTGTCTATCGCCTACTCACGCCAGTTTGGTTCGTGAGCGCGGCGGCTACGATTGCGGCGGGTTCGTTCCGCAAATACTGCTACGCAACGAACACTTGGACCTCGCTCGCCGTTCTGCCTGCAACCATCGGCACCGATGCTAAGCTAGTCTCCACGCCTTCAATTGTTGACGGCGCTTTCAAATCGTTCGCAACAGGCACCGCAACATCTGGCACGTCAACCACTATCGTTCAAACGGGTAAGACTTGGGCGGCTTCGCAATGGATCAACAGCCAAGTGCGAATTACGGCTGGAACGGGTGCGGGCCAAATCCGCACAATCACCGCTAACACCGCTGACACCTTGACAGTGGCGACTTGGACCACGACGCCTGACGCAACATCTCAGTATGTTATCGAAGGCAACGATAATTTCATCTACCTGCTCGGCAACAACGCCGTCACCATGTACCGCTACGATATTGGCGCAAATACTTGGTCCACGCTGTCGCCTGTTGCGGCTCGTGCAGCAGCCCCCGGCGCAGGTATGTCGGCGCACTGGGTTAACACGTCTAGCGCGACCGATTGGAATAACGAGAGCGCCATCATCGTAGGACGATATATCTACAGCTTTGCGGGTGCGGCAGGTGCTGCCTTGCATCGCTATGACATCGCGGGCAACACATGGGCGACCATCACTTATGCACCTGCGACGGAAGTGTTTGGTGCTGGCTCAAAATACGCGCTTCATGACGACAAGCTGTATATGCAAAAAGACGTGACTGGTCGTTGGTTCGCGTATGATTTTGTGCGCCAAGAAATGTTTCCTTGGGGAACAATGCTCTACCCGCAAGGCGCGGCAATCGTAGGTGATACGGCGTTTGATGTGCTTTACAGAGACGGCGCAACGGATATTTTCTACGTCTACATGCTTCTTAACACTTCAAACGTCCTCTTGCGGCAAATGGTGATCTGATGAAAACCTCAGAGCTAATTACGCTTCTCAAGAACCTAGTGACTAGCTTACAGGCAGAGCGGGCAACCGCTTTTGCTAGCGGGCTTGTCGAGCGGGTGCTTGAAATTGACGTGAAAATTACCGAAACCCAAACAACGATTGACGAGATCGAAGGTATCTAGCGGGGGCTAAATCATGTTGCTCCTGCTTCTATCTAATCAAGGGGCGATAACAAATCCGTCTGCATCGTTTGCAGGCACATCGTCTTTTAGTGCCACCGCTGCAATTGTTTTAGAGCGCACGGCCTCTTTTGCTGGGACGTCTAGCTTTTCGGCTACATCGGCCAGTGTCCTAGTAGCAACGGCTTCATTTGACGGCACATCGTCGTTCAATGCCACATCGCAGTTAGTTGTTCCTGCATCAGCGGTTTTTGCCGGAACGTCATCGTTTAGCGCGGTCTATAACCCGCCTCCAACTGGCATACAAATCCCGCAAGGCAATGGCGGCGCGGCGTCTAATTTTATTCCGCAAGGTTCTGGCGGGGCTATATCTGGCCTTATTCCGCAAGGTTCTGGCGGGGCAATGTTTGGCACGATCCCACATGGCAACGGCGGGGCAACAACGGGTACTATCCCACAAGGTAATGGTGGGGCGGTAAACTACCAAATTGAAAAACTGACGCAAGCCATGTTGGATGATGCGCTCATTTTAGGGGAAATGGATGCCTAGAGTTGGAATTGGTTCCTCCCCTTACAAACGCACGTCGGCTCAAATGCCGGAAAGCCGTGTCGAGAATTATTACTGGGAGCAATCAGCCACATCTGAAAGCGGCGAGATTTGGATTCCGCGTCCGGGTCTAAATATGTTTCGCGTCGGTGCGGGTGCGCTTCGGGGTATCTATCGGGCTCCTGGCTGTCTTAATGGCGACATTGTGGCAGTTATTGGAACAACGGCGTTTCGGATCAACTCATCGGGTGTAGCTACAAGCATTGGCACGGTTGCAGGAACGGGGCGGGTTATCATTGCGGGCAATCTGGCTGGCGTGATGATTGCTGACGGCACGCTGTTGCAATACTCCACGGGCGGGGCTCTGTCGACGGTTACGCTACCGTTCACGAACCCCATTTGGGTAGGTCATTTGGCCGGATATTGGTTGTGTGTAGCAGGTGGAACGCAGAAGCGGTTTTGGACGCCAGACACCACGCCAACGACTTGGGATGCGCTAAACTTTGATAGTGCATCATCGTCAACGGATCGGCTGTTAGCTTCTGATGTGGTTGGTGGTCGCATTTGGGACTTTGGCGAACGGTCAATCGAGTTCCGCTATCCTTCGGGCGATAGTGAGGCACCCTTTGCGGTCGAGGTTGGGCGGGCTTATGAGCGAGGCTGTTTGTCTCGTGATACGATTGTTGCCTTGGACAATACCGCATTTTGGGTGGGTGAAGATCGGATCGTGTATCGCGGCGGTGACGTGCCAATGGCATTGTCTGATAGTTATATCTCAGAACGCATTGCCAAGGTGGCCACGTCTGACGTTTACGCTTGGGGCTTTCCTTGGCAGGGCCATGTATTCTATTGCCTGACCATCGGGGATGAGGGCACGTTTGTTTATGACATCACCACGCAACGTTGGGCGCAATGGTCAAGCTATGACGCTGACAGGTGGCTTCCGGGGCTTGGGTGCTTAGGCTTCAATGATGAGCCGATTGTCGGTGATACAGACACCGGCACGCTCTACACGCTGAGCCAAGATATATTCACCGATGACGGCCAACCGATTATCGGGCTCTTGACGTTTGGAGCTCCAATTACTGGCTTTCGCCTCATGGTCAATATGTTGCGAATCGAGATGGTCACGGGCTATGCAACCGAGACGGGGCAGGGCTCCAATCCGATTGTCAACGTTCGCTTTTCGCGCGATGGCGGTGAGGTGTGGGGGCCTTGGCGGTCTGATGGTTTGGGTCTGGCTGGCAATTATGGTAAGCGGGTCAAGTTCAATCGCTGCGGTCAATTCAAGGGGCCGGGGATGATTGGTGAAATGCGGGTTTCAGATCCAGTTCCGCGCCGTGTGTCTGGCATTTACATAAACGAGGCGTTCTAGTGGCTATTCCCCCGTTAAATCGGCAAGACAGGATTGTTGCGCAGAATGGCACGGCCAGCACGTCGTTTTCAATTTATTGGGCGTTGGTTCTGAAGTCGATTGAGGATCAGTTTGCGTCGCTTACTGCGGTTAACATTGAGCAGACCAATTTGCTCAATCAAATCCTTGCAGCGCAGGCTTCAGCCAATGCAGCCAATGCGGCGCTGAATTCGATAAACTCTGGCCTGCCATCGGGGACAAGCGGCCCTACGACATTTGGCGTATCATCTGGGACGTATGCGACTGTCGGCACGGTGGCTTTGACAGGGGTAACGGCTGGCACGCTTCGGTTTGACACAACGCGGCTTTTGTCTGACGGGTTTGTGACTGGTTTGACCTCTGGGCCTTTGTCGGCTGACTATCGGATCACGGAAGAGCCCACCGGCGGCGGCACGGTTACAACCTGCATAACAGGGACTTGGACGGCATCAATCCTGCCAGGTGATCCTGTCGAGATTGTGTTTCCAGAAGCAACATTAGACGCAGCAAGGCCAACGCTGGTTAATACGGGCAATGTGACATACAGGCTGCAAGTGCGTCGCGCTTCTGGTTCTGCTGTTTTAACGGGTGCAAAAGCTATTTTCAGGGCGGCACAGGCTACATAAGGGGAAACGCATGTTTCAGTTTCTAATTCCAGCAGCTATTCAGGCTGTCGGTGGAATTTATTCCGCCTCGCAACAGTCCAAGGCCGCAAAGCAAGGCGCACAAGCCGCACAAAGCGCAACAGACCAAAACATTGCGGAACAGCGTCGGCAATATGACCAAACTCGCCAAGACTGGCTTCCGTTCCAACGGTCTGACCTTGCCCGTCGCACTATGGCTGACCGCTCTTATGGCATCCAGTCTAGCGACATGGCAGGCCAGCAAAGCGTTTATCAGGGCAACGTAGGCGGCATGGACTATGGCTCCTATGTCCGTAACAATCCTGACCTGTTAGCCGATTTTAACGCTTCTGGTGGGCGTTATGGTGGCATCGAACAATATGGGCAAATCCACTACGACACGCACGGTCGGGGTGAAGGCCGTCAATTGCCATTGTTCCAAGCCCCTGCTCAACAGCAACAACAAGGCCAAGGCCAAGCAAGCGGGAAGCCGTTTGATCCTTTGGCAGATTTCAACGCTTCAGGCGATAGGGCAATCCTTAATTTTCAACCAATTTTAGACGCAACAAATGCGCAATTTGGGTCAAAAGGAATGGACCTTGATGGCTCGGCAATTAAAGCCGTTCGTGATAGGTCAACCAATTACGTCAGAAATGCGTTTTTAGATTGGCGCTCTGGCTTGGAAGGCGCACCGACGGGCGCTAACAATGCCTTGGCATCGGCTGGGCAGAACATGGCCAACAACAACGCTAACGCTCGCACAACAAACGCCAACGCTATGGCTTCAAGCTATGGGCATCGGGCAAATGCAAATGCGGGCGCGGCGGGCGCGGTTTTGGGTGCTGGTAACTGGTTCCTAAACCAGTCTGGCATTCTTAATCCAAGACAAGCCCCACGCGGCAATGTCTACGGGCCATCAATGTAGGGGGATGATATGAGTGTAAATGCCTTCTACGATGCCTTTGGTGCAACGCAAAACGCTCTAGGCGATCCCCGTGGCGATGCTGAGCGCCGTCGTCAACAAGAGATGCAAAACGCCATGGCGCAACAGCGCTTTGACATGCAGCGTCAAGATTTTGAAAGGCAAGCTGAAGCGCGTCGACGTGAACAAGAGACTGCGGACCTTCAAGCACGCGGTGCGCAAGCCCGCTATGGTTCTATGTTTGGCGGGCAGGCTCAGCCAATGCAGCCTCCAGCCATGCCAATGCCGCAAGGCGCACAAGCGCAGCCAATGGCGCAACCTGCCGCGCAAGGCTCACAAATGACCAATGACGGCTATGATATGGTTCAGGTCAACGCCACACAGAGGCCAAAGTTTAGCGTTGTGGACGGCTTGCAGCGTCAGGCTGAGCTATATGCGCAAAACAATCGATGGGATTTGGTTGAACAAATCATGCCTGAATTGGAAAAGGCTAAAGCGGCTGAGCGTCAAGCGGGTTTGGATGAAGAGCAACAAGGCTATGATCTTAACGCCAAGACTTATGACGGCATTGCTCAATGGGCAGTTTTAACTGCTCCGCAAATTGCGAAAATTCCACCTAATCCCGGCTGGGAAAACCGCGTCAACGCATTGGTGCAAGATGCTGCACGGCGTTTAAACGAAATGGGCTTGGATGGTGGCCTACTAATTCGTGAGGCTCAAATTCAACCCGGCGACACACCACAATCAATTGCTGCTGAATTGGATTCGCTGATTTCCCAAATGGGCGGGCCTGATGCAATCAAGTCTCGGTTTAACACAAGCCAAGTCAACGCGGGCGACCGCATGATAACGCGCACTGAAGCCGGAACGGTTGTTGGGGTGGATCAGATCGGCGTCAGCCCTAACACAAACGTGACTGCTGGCGTTCAGCGTCGTGGCCAAGACATCAGCGCCGCAACTACGCGCCGTGGGCAGAACATGACTGACGCACGCGCAAGAACCAATCTCCCCGCTGGCTTTATCTTGGACGGAAACTGATATGCCATACCGTGAAGGCCAAACCGCCACCAATCCACAAACAGGTCAAAAAATTGTTTTTCGTGGCGGGCAGTGGGTGTCTGCTGCGCCGCAACAGAGCGGTGTTGGCATGGCTCGCCGTCTATCGCCTCAAGATCAAAACTATTTGTCAGACCAACGCACGGCGGCGCAAGCGGCGGCAGATGCTGAACGGGCAGCGGCGCGATTCTTGGAATTGAACCAGAAACAAGGCACGGGCGAAATCTTTGCGGTGCCTGGTATCTCTGAAATTACGGGCGCGTTCAATCCGGCAATGTCTGAAATGGAAGCCTTGACTAATCGCATGGCTCCTGCTCTGCGCGCTCCGGGTTCGGGCGCAATGTCAGATAAAGATTTGGCAACGTTTAAAAAGTCAATTCCTAATCCTAATTTCCCCGGTCCAACAAACCAAAGATTGGCTAGCGGCATCACACGCGGCGCACGTCGCCAGCAAGAGTATGTGGCTTTCCTTGAAAGATACGCGCAGCAAAACGGCACTATTGTTGGGGCTCAAGAGGCTTGGGATCGCACACAACGCCAGCCACAACGTCCATCGGCACCACAACGCCAGCCTGCAAATCGTCCAGCGCAGACAGTGCAAAGCGGCGGTAAGTATAAGTGGAATCCAGCGACGGGGGATATTGAATAATGGCGCAGCCTATCACTGTTGTCGCTCCCGATGGCGCTGAAGTCGAGTTTCCTGCTGGCACCTCAAGGGAGACTATTCGCGCGGCCATGGCAAAACGTTGGCCTGCACAGAAAGCCAAACCAAACTACACGCCACCAAAACGCAAAATGGACACAAGCGCCAACCTGCAAACCCTATTTACGCAGGGCATCACGTTTGGCCAATTGCCTCGAATTACGGGCGCTATGGGCTCTGTCATGGGTGTGCCTGATGCAATTCGACAAGGTGACGTAGGGCCTATTGCTGAAGCCTATCGCCAAAACCGACAAGCTGAAATTGCACGCATCGACGCGGCACGCCAACAAACAGGTTTAGGCGGCGCATTGATTGAAGGCGCGGGATCTATTGTATCGGGTGGTGCTATCGCTAAAGGCTTGGGTTCTGCGGCGTCTCGATTTGCTCCTGCTGCGACTAATGTTGCTCGCAATGCCTTGGCAAAACAAGCGGGCTCAACGGGTGCCAAGGTCGCACGCTCTACAGGGCGCACGGCGGCGGCTGTAGGCGGTGGCGCGGTTGCGGGTGGTGTGTATGGCTCTGGCGAAGGTCGTGCCGCTGAGAACGCGCTTTATGGCGCTGCGGGTGGGGCTGCTGGTAAGGTCTTGGTCAAGGGCGCTGAAGGCGTTGGGGCTGTTGGTCGTCGATTGATTAACCGTTACGGGCCAAGCATTATTCCTCCTGACCAGACGGCGGCAAAACGTTTGTTGGCGCAAATTGAGGAATTTGGAGAAGATCGGGTAGTTTCTGAGTTTAACCGCCTGCGCGCTGCTGGCATCCGCAATCCGACATTGGCTGAAGTTGTGCCAGGCATTGCGCGTCGTGTTGGTTCGGTGGCTCGCAATGACATGGATGGTGCGCGCGTGCTGGCTCGTCAACGGGCGGGCGCTATGGTCGGCGATGTGCCTATTCTTGCTTCACAGGCGGCTAAAAACCTATCGCGCCGGGGTGGCACCGTTGCAACACGTCAAGCACAAATGACTAGTCGCAAGCGCGCTATTCAAGACAAAATGATGCAAGGCATTCAAGGCCAAACCGCTGAGATTACACCTGCTGCGGCTGGTGCGCTTCGCACGGCTAACTTGTCGCGCCCAGTGCAGTCGGTTGAAAATAACTTGCGGACAACTGCGCAAGCGACAAGCAATCCAACACTAAACACTGAAGCCAATTTTCTGCGCGCATTGCGTGAAGGTGATCAGTCTAGCGGCGGAGCTGTTGCGCCTCGTTTTGATCCTCGCCAAACGCAAGAGTTTGCGGACCAAATGGGGTGGGCCGATCTGGCAAGCCAAAGACCACCTACGCCTAACCGCCTGCCGCTAATTGAAGCAATCAAACGCATGGGCGGGATCAAGGACACTTACGTTCGTGACGGGCTGTCAAACTGGCGGCCTCGCGCTCGTGGCGAAGTCGAAGGCGTGCTGGGTCGTTACAATGCTATTCCGGGCTTGGTCAACAATCGCACGGGCCTAGACCCTGCTGATATGGCTGAGCGGTTGCGTCAAGCTGGCTATCTAGGCGAGGCTCGTTTGCGTCGTGAGGGTGCCACGGCCATGACCGAAGGGGTGCAGGGCGGTTCGGTAGATGACATCGTGAATTTGCTTGAAAACTATCGCCAAGACCCTGACTTGTATCGTTACGGCGTTGACGAAAAATTCATGGATGACTTTACCACTTGGGCTGAGCGTCAATCCCAATTGGATCAAGGTGGCTTGCTAGGCAAGGCTAACGAGGTTCGTGCCCGAGTCGGTGAAGATGTTTATAACAATGCAAGCGGTCCAGCGTCAGATGATTTCCTGTTTGAGGGTGTGCCATCGTTCGGGGATGAGGGGATTCCTCGTCAATTCAATCTAGGGACTGTTGAGGCTTTGCGCCGCCAAATTAGTGGCGCTGAAAAGGCTTCGCTTGAAAAAGCGGATCAACAGGATTTAGCGGCGTCGCTCGGTTTGACGCGCCGTGAGTTGACTGATCCTGTCCGTCGTCAATTTCCAGAATATGACCGCACGCTAAAGGTTGGTGAGGCGTTTGGAAAAGAGCGTGACGCCATGAATTTGGCCACGGGTTCTGGCAATCAAGCTGGCATGGCTTGGAACAATCTTATTCCGGCTGAAGATGTGTCAAATGCGTTAGCTGCAATGTCTGGTCGAGAATTGCGCGGGTATCGTCAAGGCGCTGCGCAGTCTCTTGCTTCTAGGTTCAATGACGGTCGCATCAATATGTCCTTGTTGGAATCGCTTGGTGGTCGAGGGCTTACGCAAGAACGTGTTGCGGCTCAATTTCCAGTTAATCGGATGCAGTCTTTGGCAGACACGTCTAACGCGCTTGTCAACCGCATGGAAACGGCTCGCGCTATCAATCCTAATTTTGGATCTCAAACGGCAAGCAATTTGAACGCTGATGCCATGAATAGCGTTGAAGGTTTCATGTCATTGCCCGCAAGCAGAATTGGCCTCGTTCAACGGGCTGTAACTTGGTTATCTCAAAACGCTGGTGGTTTAACACCGGCTGAGCGCGTGGCTGTTGTCGATCTTGGCACCAAGCCTTTGACGGGTGAGATTGCGGACGAATTGTTGCGCATTGCCCAGACCGCACAAGCTCGTCAATTTCAGCGGCCAACTAACGCGCTTCTTAACCCTGCATCGATTGGTGTTGGCGCAGGTATCGGCACCGCTGGCCAAGTCAACGCCGTGGGAACCAACCAAGCATATCAACAATAACCCACTGCGTTGCTTTGTGGGCTGCTGCCATCAACAAAAAGAAAACTACCCAATAAAGCACGGCCCATAACATGCCGGGATGCAAAATCGGCTCCCGTTTCGGGTCGTAATCGTCTGGTTCGTCTGGCGGGATAACAACCTGCCTCTTACTCAAATTCCCATCCTCCTAACCCTGCCTTGGCGGGGCTTTTTCCATTGGAGCAACACATGGCTGGTCTTCTTCTCGTTCCCGGCGCTTGGCCTGTATTCGACGCTGCTGGCGATCCTGTATCAGGCGCAACCATTAGCTTTTTTCGGCCAGGCACAACCACGCCAAAAATCGTGTATTCTAACGACGCTTTTACCACGTCTTTAGGTTCGGTGCTAACAACTAATGCGGCAGGCGAGCCAACTACGCTTGCTGGTGTTATTGCCCGTGAGTGGTGGGGTTCGTCTAACCAGTCTTACGATATTCGTATTCAAGCGGACGGCTTGGACCGCTCTTGGAATAACATTCCCGTTGATAGTAGCGGTGGCGGCTCTGTTGATCAAGTTTGGAAAACAATTGAAGAATTTGGCGCAGTTGGTGATGGTACTACAAATGACACGGCGGCGCTTGTTGCGGCTGGTCTTGAAGGTGGTTCAGTTTATTTTGATGACGCCAAAACCTACATGGTCGATAATGGCCAAATTCAAATTACACAACCTAACACAAGATGGCTCGGCAAAGGAACCATTAAGTTTTTGCCGTCTCAAACTGGCACAGAACCTAAAATCAACATTTTAGAGGCTGCTACGGACTGTTATTTTGAGGTGAGCTTTGACGGCAACCAAGCAAATCAAACGTACGTCTATAACGGCTTGTGGGAAATTGACTGCTATGCCCCACGCTTCACCTATGCAAACGGCAAGATGATAAACTGCCAATCTGGCGGTATTCGTTTGTTCTCAAATGCTCATGGGGCAAAAATTCTTAACTGTTACGCTGATGATATTCCTGATGGTTTTGTTGTAGGCTACAATTTTCCCGGAGCGCGAGGTCCAAATAGCGGGACAATCTCAACCTGTGTGTTTAATCGCACAAGCTGTAGCGTTCGTCTTTGCAGTAATTGGCTGGTTGAAGGCAACAAAGGGGCTGTCTTTAACTTTCGCACACCTGTTAACGGAAACAACGCGGGTGGTGGATTTACTGTCTTTGATCCCGGCGGGACATCGGTTGCAAACACGTCTTACGATAACGTAGTTGTTAACAATGACTTTGATCTTGCTGGCGTGATCCACGGCTTTGGTTTGTCATTGACTGGAGCTCGTAACGTCGTAATCGGAAACACAATTCGCAATGCAACAGCGATTGGCATTGAGTGCTTTGACGGTGTAGTCACAAACAACACTGTCATAGATTGTATGAAGGGATATTCTTTCAGCCAAGGCACTGCCGCCACGTCGCTTACGGTCTCAGACAACACATGCTCTTACAACATAGCTAAACTGTGTACGGTCACTAATGCGGTCTGGTCCAACACAAGCGGCGGACAGGCGACAATTACGCTGACGGGCAACTTGGGCTTCTTGATTGGGGCAAACGCTCGTTATAACTCAAGTGGCGTACTGGTTTATGGTGCACCAAATAGTGTCATAGCGGATCGGGTAACGATATTTAATATCGTTTCGTCTGGATCGCCCGGCTTTAATGGTGAGTTTGATGTCGTTTCTTCCTCCTATAACTCAGGAACAAACACCACCACTTTGATTGTGGCAATGCCATCTGGGTCATCAGTTGGCACTTATACCAGCGGCGGAAAGATTGTCCCTGTTGCCGCTGCCGTTAACATGCTTGGTGACACGGGCCTTCCCAATGTAAATATGAGTGACAACACGTTTACTGGTCCAATCCAAGGCGTCTCAATTCAGCGCGTCCTTAACCTACGTTTCAACAATAACAAAAGCTATGTTGACGGCGTGATTAAATCGGCATTGGCTGTGTTCACATGCCCTAATGCTGAGATAAAGGCCAGCTCAGCGATATATGTAAATCAACCCACCCTTTCCAACACGACGTATGGATATAACTTTACCGATTGTTTGGCTGCCAACATCTCAGACAATACTGTCTTGGGTGACACTCAACTCTTTGGTGCTATTCAGGTGAGTGAGTCGTCGGGATCAAGTGCTAGAACACATCTTTCTGGTAACCATGTTCGAGCACAATCTCGTGGCATTTCAACCAACAACCTTGCGTCCATCTACCTGACAAACAACCACGGCGCGGCTGGCATTCCTTGGGATGTTGGCGCGCTGGTTAATCAGTTCAATAACGTCACGGACGGCGGTACGGCGGGCGTTGAAGCCACAATGAAAATATCAACCGATAGTGCGCTTGGTTTCACGGTTCGGGGTAATACTGCAAATGTTATCAGTCACACGGGTACGGGTGGAGCATATTTAGACTTTAACGCGGGTGGCTCTGCAACTTTTGTGCAAGCGCGCAACGGAAATGCTTATGCCAAATGGTTTGAATGCGACGGTAATAGCAGTTCAACCTTCCATGGCGTCTTTGTTCGGCCCGGTGTTGATAATAATGCCACGCTAGGCGAAAGCGGAAGTCGTTGGTCGGCTGTTTGGGCAGCTAACGGCACTATTCAAACTTCCGACAAACGGCAAAAAAACCACGTTGACTTTGTAGACCCAGCCACGGCGCTAGAGTTTATTGGACGTGTCGATCCTGCGTTCTTCCGTTGGAAGGTTGGCGGGATTGATCGCGTGCTAATAGAGGAAGCGGAGGTTGAACGCACCCTCGTTCGGAAAGAATATACTGACGTTGATGGCAATCTTATTCCTGCGGTCTACGACACAAAACTAATCAAGGAGGCCGTTTATGAAGATCGGCCTATCCCTGGCAGACGTACACATGCGGGCTTCTACGCGCAGGACGTTAAAACTGCTATGGATGAAATGGGATTAGATTGGGGCGCATGGGGTCTTGATGATGTCAACGATCCCGATAGTCGTCAAAACATGCGTCCAGATCAATTGATCCCAATTCTGTGGGCTGCGGTTCAGGGGCTTCAACAGCAGGTCAAAGACATTGAGGAAGGGCAATCATGACCCCAGAACAACTTCTCACATGGCTTGGCATCGTGGCCGCTGTCGGTGGTGCTGCAATGACCTATGGGCTTCTTCGTGGTCGTGTCGATGAACAAGAGCGCCGCATCGTTGTTTTGGAAGAACGCACCAAAGAAACTGACAGCGTTCTCCATGCCGCAATCAACACAATGAGCCGCATTGAGGTGCAAATCACGCACTTGACCGAATTGGTCAAATCAATGCAGCCACGCAAAAGGCCATCACTCAATGACTGAACCAACACCCCGCCACGCATGGTTCTGGCGGCGCGTTCTGACCTATGCCGTCTGCACCATCCTAGCGGTCATAGGCGGCGTTGCAGTCTGGCGCGCTCCTGATCCGCAATATGTCGGAATAGCCGCCATTATCGCGCTCTGGCTGACACAGACGGTCTATGTGACCTCTGCCACGTTTGCCGACTTCATCAAACTAACTCGCGCCGCTGCTGAGGGTATTCAGGCGGCTAAGGAGGACGCATGACCGACATAAAACAAATCGGCAAGGCTGGGCTTGATCTTGTCAAGTCGTTTGAAGGTCTAAAGCTAACTGCATACAGGTGTCCTGCTGGTATATTAACTATTGGCTACGGCTCAACGGGTCCGCATGTCACTGCCGGCAAAGTCATCACCGAGGCGCAGGCTGACGACTTGTTGCAAGACGATCTCAACCGCTTTGAAAAGGCAGTGACGCGCTTGGTCACGGTGCCGCTAACTCAAAACCAATATGACGCGCTGGTGTCCTTCGCGTTCAATGTCGGCATCTCGGCTCTGGAACGTTCGACGCTCCTGAAGCGGGTCAACGCCAAGCTATTCGACCAAGCCAAGGCAGAGTTTGCCAAATGGAATCGCGCAGGTGGGCGTCCACTGGCGGGCCTGACACGGCGTCGGGCGGCTGAAGCGGCGTTGTTTGGGTCATGAACCGCCTTCTAATCGGCTCAACCGCAATCCTGCTTGGCGCGTGTGCGGCGCTTGGTTGGGGCCTGAAAGGCCAAATCCAAGCCAACGGAAAACTACGCGCCAATCTGGCAACCGTCTCAAGTGAGTTAGAGGCAGAAAAACTAGCCGCCCATCTCAATCAGCAAGACGCGCTAGAAAACTACCAAGCTGCAAGTAATGCCTGCCAGCGCGCCATAAAAGCCGCTGTGGCCGCTGTCAAACTCAAACCCATAGAGGTTCCAAGATATGACGAAACTGGCGCTCCTAATCCCGCTTGTCCTGCTATCAGCCTGTCAGCCATCCAGAACGCTAACGGTGACACCAACGTGTCCGCCGTCAATGAAAGCGGAGGTTCAACCAGAACCGAAAGCCCCCGCTGACGCGCTAGTTAATGACGCGGCCACGGTGTTTATAGCCTCTGAGTTATTGCCGTGGGCTCGTGACAATGCGCGTCGGCTTGGTGAGGCTCGCGCATGGTGCTTGCGGGGTGCTCAATAATGCCCGCTCCACCATTAAGCCGCCACGAAGCCGAGCAAGCCGTCGCCTATGTAAATATGGCATTGAAAGCAGGCAATCGACCGCAAAACATGCACGGGGTCGGTCGGTCTGCTGTTCAAGTTGCTGGCGAAAAGGCGGTTGAAGATGGCTTTGTTCTTGCCGTCAACACGCTAAAATCTCGCGTTGATACCGCCAAAAAACTTTACGACATAGAACCAGATTGGTCGCTCTATACGCCAGCGCGCTACGTCCAGCCTGTTCCCCGTCAAGTCCTGTTTCCGGCATCCGTTCCAGACCCGCGCGCCTACGATCCATCCGGCGAACGTGAGCGGGTGCTGTTTATTGGCGATTTACACCAAGACCCGCGACACCCGCATCGCGTTGAGGTTCTGGCGTGGGCTGCTAGATTTGGCGCGGATCGAAAGGTGGGCCGCGTCGTCCAGATTGGTGATTGGGGCACGTTTGACGGTGCCAGCTTCCACGATAAAAACGATACGCTTAGGGCCAGATTAAAGCCAAGCATCAAGCAAGACTTAGACAACCACAAAGACAGCCTGCGGACCTTTCATTCGAACAAGCCTGATGATTGGGACCCGATTTTGGGTGCTGTGTTAGGCAATCACGAGAACCGCCTACATCGTTTTGAGAACGCCAACCCTGAAACAGCGGGCATGTTCTCGAATGAATTAGAGACCAACTTCGCGCAATTCGGATGGAACACGCGGCCTTATGGCGAAGTCATGTTCATTCAGGGCGTCGGCATATCGCACCATCCCACAAATGGCGCTGGACGGGCTTTTGGCGGCAAGACAGGGCCACAACGCGCGGCGAACGAATTAACCTCCTCGTTTATCTCTGGCCACACACACGCCTATCAGCATTTCACCACGGGCAAGATCGGCGCGGTGTCGGGTGTGGACGTGATGGAAGTCGGCTGCGCGCTGCCTTGGGGCGAGGTCGAGGACTACGCGGCGCACTCTATCATCAATTGGTGGTATGGGTTTGTCATTGCTGACCTGATGGGCGGTCGCATCGTGGCATCTGAAAAGGTCGATATGATGGCTATCAGAGACCGCTATTCAGACGATGGCGCGGATGTGGCTAGGTTGCCGCGTCTCAAGGCTTAATAACGCAAATGAGCGTTAGCGTTAATAATGGCGCACGATGTTAACATTCCGGCAATTTGCCGGATTTGCAGATAAGGTCAAATGAACCGCAAAAGAGGGTCAAATGACCTTATGCGGTTTTGCGGATAATCTGGGTTTATGCGGGTTTGGGGATAGCAAAAGGCCCTAGCCGAAACTAGAGCCTTTTATGTCCCTGCATAGGGGAATTGAACCCCTGACTACGGCACGCGTACCGCTGTTGGACCAGCGCAACTTATGCAAGGACGGCGCACTATATCAAATCAGTTTGGCCAACTCAAGGTCTTTGGCTTAATGGTAACAGCGCCGGTTTCGATGTCGGGATCAAAATCAACATTTTTCATGTACAGGCCCTCAATCGTCATGCGACCATTAACGGATTTGTGAATAATTCCGTTTGGCGAAAATATGATATAAGCTGTTCCTTTCGGGATTATGGCGTCAATGCCAAGTAGGTTGAGTATGTGGTTTTTGATACGGTTAAGCATTGTGGTTCTCCTTCAGTGTGGTTGGTTCAAGCGTTACGCCCATCAGGAAAGGCTGTTCTATAGTGCCGCTCTTTAATGAAGTCATAAACGTCATCAGGATTGGCGGGTAATTTGGGTTCAAGATCAGGATGAGCAAACCCGTCCGCAGCAGCCTGACACATAAATCTGATCGGCCCACTAAGCACATCATCCCATTTACACGCCATCCAGAACGCCTTTTGCTCATCCCTGCCTGCACCGCGTAGGTAAAGCGCTTGCGCCTCGTCTGACAGGCCAGCGCAAGTGTTCTGGGCTAGGATTGATAGGTTAGTCATCCCGCACCCTTAATCTTTTCCAACGCCTGATACTCCCC